TTGCGCTGAACATGTTGTCCTCCAATATCTCATACACATAAATAAGAGAAGGCTACCCCGAATAACGAGGTAGCCTTATTCTCTTTAGATGTTATAAGACATCAGAACGAGCCAGCGAGAACTCGTCTGTTATCTAGCACACCAAAACCAATTTCAGCCCAGCCATAGTAACCCTGACGCTGATGACGATGAAGACTTTCATCTTCATAGACTTCAACTTCTTTCTTAACAGGCATTACAAAGCTATCGTTTTGATTCTGATCAAGACCAATCACAAGTTCAACGTCGCTGGACTCAAGTGAGCCACCGAGATCGCTTGTGAAATATGTTTGATATTCTTGACCATCACCAAACTCAAACACATCGTGTAGATTTACACCGAAGATGCGTGTTATAGCTGGGCCATTGTCGGCGGCTACATAAATTTCTCTACGAGAAACTTCATCTAGCTGATCAACACCCCAGTTACGAATATCTTCGACAGCTTCTGGAGAGCAGTATAGATCTGTAAGACGGCCGGGAGCAGTAACACTGTTACCACCACCATTCCTTCTCATACCTGTCTTCATTAAGCTGACAAGACGCTTTGTAAATTGACCACCAGCTGCATCATTGTCGAACACTAAAATATTACGGTCAACAGCAGCAGCGAGTAGTGTGTGCCAACCGTCATCATTGATCTTCTTAACAAATGATGCTTCTAGAACCTGCATAGCGCGAGCTACTACGTTCCAGTTAGCTTCACGGGCATACTTTAAAAGAAAGTCGATTGAGCTACTAATGCCATAAGTATTTACCATGACATAATCACCTTCGACATGTCTTTCTGGAATTCTACCATTGCCGGGATTGGTATAGGCAACATGATCTGCCTCAGTACCGGGGGCAAGTAGATCCAATGGGAACTCAGGTGTAGCACCCGGCTCTAGTGGCATAGCTTCGAAAATCGAAGTTACAACATCACCAAATAAAACACCCTTACGAATTGGTGTTTCAAGGGCTTTGGCGATTTCCCTTTGAGCGGCCATTGCGACTACCTTATCAGAGCTTCCCGAACGCTTTAGCAATTCGATAAACTCAGGTGTTGGTCTTGTTTTCATCTTTTACATCTCCTTTTTAATTAACTCAGGTATTTGTATTTGGAAGGTCGATATAGACTTTAGCATAGCCATCTTCATCAGCGGCTGATAGAAAACGACCAACAAGTCTTGTTGAACCGTCTGCATCAGTATTATCTGTCGAAACATTTGTAGTAGCAAGTCTACCACTATGGGCAAGATAAGCAGGAGCGCCTGCTGTTACTGTACCCAATAGATTGTTTGTAACAACATAACCCTTTTGGAGTAGTGTTACCTTGCCACCCTTTTGTACCTCGTCCTTATGCTGGTTAAGATGCTGTCTTGTTAGATCAATATCTACCATGTCATTTATAAGAAGACCAACAGGAATTTTACCCGATGGATTAGCTGCGTATGTTACTAGAGCAGCACCGTTATCCATAGCGGCACCAGATGCGCCAGTGCTAAGAGAAACAACGCCACCGCGAGTAGCAGATTCGTTCATGAAAAACGAAATATCTGTCTGCAAGACACTTCTATCAGTTTTTAGAGCCATTATTCATTCTCCTTAGTAAAAGTAATTCTCAGTTGTCTTTGGTTTTTGGTGTCGATCTTAAAATAGAACCAAGCCACTCGCTTGCAACGGCGCGAAGTGATTCAGATTCATTTTCTTCAGCAGCTTCAGCAATAGAAACTTCTACTGATTCTTCTACTGAATCTAGATCTTTTTCTGAAGCCTGAGAAGCATCAACTTCTTCGTCTTCTGATTGAGCCATAGTTGTATCCTTCTTATCTTTCTTGACTGACTTTTCTTCAGTCATATACTTTGCCTTCTTCTTCATTAAAGCTACAACCTTGGCAAAAGTTTCATCATCTGAATTTTCAAAATCAGAAACTGTCGCTGAAGCTTCTTCTGCATCAAGACCAACTTCCTCTAGTTCAGCCTTACGCTTCATCATTGCCTCTTTCTTTTTCATAACAGCCATTTCTTCTTTCATTTCTTTCATCTTTTTTTCCATAGCTGTCATTTCTTCTTCTTTTTTCTTCATATCTGTAGAATAATGCTCTTTAGCTTCTGTGAGTATATTAACTTCCTCGACTTTTGAAGCTAAAGAAGATTGTAATTCTTTGATTGTTTCTTCGTATTCTGTGGTCTTGCTTGTTGTTAATTCAGCCTTTAGAGCTTCATTAGCAGACTTGACCTCGGCTAATTCCTTTTGCAAATCAATAATTTGCTGGGTCATATTATCGGGCATTTCATTCTCCTTGATTACGTGTATTTCTAAGGCACAAGCCTTGGATTCATCGAAAAATTGATTTCCTTCCAATATTATGCTACGAGGATTAGCTGGCTTTGAAACTAAGCCTTTACCAGAGAACGATAAGTTTCTTAAAAGCCTGCCAACTTGGTAGTTTTGATATGTTCCAGTTCCTCCATAAGCTTTAAGGTGTTTTGTTAAAAATGCTGAACTTTCATTTCGTGGTATAACGCTTGCTTTTCGATTGCTATCTATAACAGCATAGTCAAAAGCTGGAAATAAACATTCCATAGATACAAACCATTTGCCTTCTTCTATTTCGGCAACGATTTTATCCATGCGTTCTTTTTGCTCTGCGTCTGTCCACGATGTATAAATTACAGAAGTTGTAAGAATATTAAACTGACTTGGAACTTGAACATTGTTTTCATTTATTGGATTGCCTTCAAAATCAACTACAGCATTTCCAGTAATATGACCAATAATATCCTTTTCATTATGCATAAAATTAAATGGCTTGTCTTCTGGTGTATTTCTAGCATTCCACAGTTCTTGTGGATCGAATACATCATCATTTTTATTCCAGCCAGTACTTACCAGAATTGATTTTAAATAGAAAAGATCTATTTGATCTTTATTACCGGCTTCTAAGGCTTGTGTTGAGTTAAGCTTATCTATAGTATCTGTTTTTTGTTGTGCGTTTGGTGTATACTTTTCTGCCAATGAACAATATGCAATTGTATTACTCGATGATAGAGCTTGCTCTAAACCATCTAATATTTCTTGTTTATATATTTTCATTCAGTAAGTACCTCCAAAAAAATACTACACAAAAAAAACCATTAGTGGAGTTTATTCATTATTTTTATCATATTCACACAATGCAGAAGCATAAATAAATTTCAATTCATTAGTTGTTGCATGTCTATTATTGTGGGTATTGAATGCCTTAATTTGTAAATTAATCTCATTCATACATTGTGTTGGTATATTTTGCTTACTATCAAGTATAGTCTTAATACCATCTTCGGTAACTGATTCAAATATTTGCATATTAGAAAATACTCGTAGTTTTAAATGATCCAATTGATTAAGTTCGTCTTTATTTAAACTACGTATATTTGGTTTATTAAAATGTTTTAAAGCTACTGGATTTAAAATATCAGCAATTTGGTTTTGGGCGTCAATACCCCATAATAATGCTGTAGATGCTTCACCAGTTTTTGGCAAGACACGCTTTTGTTTACGTTTTTGGGTATCCCTAGTAAATGGTGGTCTACCGGGGGTTTTTACTTCTGTATTTTGCTTTTGTTGTGGAACATTAGGTATTGAATTTTCGGTAACTACAACAGCATCTTTAATTGGTAAATCAATTTCTTCAAAATATTCATCAGACAACATATCTTTATTAAGAGCGATTTTTTCAATCTCGTTTTTATGTTGAGGATTATGAAAAGGACTAGCTTTTTCTGGAATAATATCTGCTTTTCTATCTCGCTCTTCTCGCCTCACTCTTACTCTTTCTATTGATGGCAGTTCTCTAAATCTCTCTAATAATGTTTCTTGAGAAATTATGTCTCTATCAGCTAACTGAATAAGTAATTGTTTTTGTGCAGCTTCGTCAGATAGAACTATTGAATCAAAATGAATTTCTGCTGGAAATCTAAAATTCATAGCCTTACGAACTATTTCAATTTCTTTACGCCAAAATTGCGCAAGTATTTCTCTACCATATTCTAGTCTTTCAATCAATGTTTTTAAAGAAACATAATTATTAGTATATCCGCCATTACTAGTTGCCCCAGTTAATGTTGGTGGGATACCCAATCCCGCATATATGCTAGTTAATACTGGTTGATATTTTTCTGATCCTAAAAATCTATAAACTTGCGATTGACTTTCTGTAAACTTTAATTCTGGACCCCATACTAAATCCATAGTTCCGCCACCAACGTTGCTTGCTAAAATATCTCTTAATTTATTAATAGCGGCTTTAGTTGGTATAATTTTATTATCTAAATCTCCAATAGTCCATAATCTGACATTAGAAATTGCGCCATCTAAAGCGGCTAGATCTGCAAGTTTCATTTTTTCTAACATGATAATATCGTCTAATATTGCATATATCATAGGATTGGCCCATAATAACCAATCATCTTTTTTATAATGATAAAACGATACTTCATCTAAATTAAGTGGTATTCTTCTGTCGCCACCTTCTATTCTTTTTTGTAGATCATTTGGCAAAGTCTTGAAAATTGCTTTATTGCCTTCTGTACTTTTAGTCAAAGACTCATATGTATACTTTGAAATATTTAATACATATTCTGGTTTACCAACTATGTATCCACCATAATTTACAACATCAATAGCAATCGGATTGAGAAAGTCATATACCCAAGGTATCTCTCTTCTTTTTACCTTCGTTATAGACAAATCTATATCTGCACCACTGGTCTTTAGTATCTCTTGTTCATTTTCTCTATTTAATTTAGCTGTTCTTCTTTTTACAACTACGTTACCACATCTATAAAGATAATTCAAAAACCTTTCAGATCGATCAACACCACCTATTTGAACAAACCATTTTCTATAAAATCTTTCAACATTTTTATTAGGATGAACAATTGTTAATCCTTGAGCCGCAAAATCGCTCATTAAATCAATAACATTTCTAACGATGCCAACTTTATCATAAGCCTGCATACACATCTTAATGATGCGTTTTTGATAATTTGAAACATGTTCACCGGGCCTAAAATTATCATAGTCTTCTCTAAGAAAAGAAGTTCTAACAGATCGATTTGGCTCAATGTCTAAATAACTAGTACGCCTGCCATAGGCTACAGCTTTTTGTATACCATCATACGCTTCAATATTGTCATGGGTTTGGTCATACGCTGCTTGTTTTTGAGTTTCACTTTCCCATGTCTTGTATAATGGTTCTTTTGACATTAGTATTGATCTCCGATTAATGGTATTGTCAATTGTATTATATTATATTTTACACAATCAATATAGATTTTGCGTTTTTTCAGTAAACCAATTTGGTCCATAAAATAATTTTTCATTGTTAAATTTTGATGCTTTATCAGTCATAGCAAAACCGCCTATAGCACCATACTCAATATTTTGCTTATATATGACATAAGATCTTGCAGACATATTAGCCATTAATAATGCTGAATATCTATCTTTTCTAAGTCTGCTTTTTTTTCCTGCTGCTAATTTTACCTCTGGTGTGTCCCATCTTTCTCTGCCATTTGTAGTTTGTGTCATAACAATCATAGATAATTCATCTTTTAATTCTTCAATTTCCATTACGCAGTCTTCCAATGTATCATATAATCTATTAGCAATTTTATCTTCTTCTATAGATAATCCAATACTAGCTGAATCAAAAAATGGGAATAATAATACTTTATCTTCAAAGTCTTTTCTCATGCCGTGATTAGCTTCTGCTAGCCAATCAGCCCTAGCAAACTGACATATACGCAATATATGTAATCCATTATTATCATCAGTATCTTTTGGTTTATCTTCTTCAATTGTCGGCCAAATAGCCACTTCGTCTGATTGCATTTTATCTCTATCGTGCAACGCCTCCATTACGGCAATACCACCGCCCTGCGCATCAATGGCTATTTCAACACATGGAAATGTACGCATTAGAGAGCGAATTTTTTTAGCACAATAGGCATAAAAATCGTCTTCATCTGTAATTTTAGATTTAATCTGATTTTTATGTTGCTGTCTAGTCGTGGTCCAAGAATATACTATTCTTCTATGGTCGGCATTTAATTCAACTACAATAATACTAAAATTATCCACTTCAGAAGCTGGGTCTACACCAAATATATACTTTTTATTTGGATCGCCTTTTAGCATTGCACCAAAATGTATTTCACCAGATGGTAAAGTAATTGGATTGGTCATTGATGCAGTACATGATTCTAGCAAGCTTCTTTTAAAGAAACCTTGACTATCAGTAGTAAAACATGCACCATATTCCATATTATATATACCAGAGTGTATTGTGGCTTTAGCTCTTGCTATTTGGCCTTCATCCATAAATCCATCTGGTAGTTTAGTTACTGGCATACGTATAATAGAATATTCTTTCCAATCAAATTCACTTGGTATTTCATCGCCAAAAATTTCCTTTAACGCATGTGGATCGCCTTTGCTTTGTATAATTGATTTATATCTTTTCCAATAATCTGAAAAATGATTAAAATCATAATAAGCAGTTCCAGATAAAACAATTTGATTAGATTTTTCTATTGAATTATTTACATCTACATCAATATTAATTCCTAACTCTTGAGCCTTTTTAGCCCTTGCTTTACTTTTTACTTTATCTATTGGAGATGCGGATACGGCAGCGAAACCAGCAACAACATTTTCAAATATATCTCTAGGAATACTAGCAAACTCATCAGCAATAATATCATTTGCTCTTTGGCCTCTAATTTTACTGCCATCCCCAAGTGGTAAGCACGTAATAGTACTTTGATTAATATGCATAACACATCTATCCACATCTCTACGTGGACCACTATTATTGTCACATAAGTCGCGCAATATAGGAGCATTCTTCCAGATTGTATCCATGTATTCAAAAAGAACTTTAGACTGTCTAAATGCAGCACCAACTACTACTATTTTTCTTGCTGGCATAAACATGGCTCTTAAAAGTGGGTATATAGATAATAAGAAAGATTTACCCATGCCACGACTTCCAATAAGCATTGGAAATTTTCTATGCCATAATTCATGCAAGAAAAGAGCTTGAAATGGAGAGATTTCAATATTCAGTATATATTTACAGACAAATGAAAAATACTCTGGCCGCATCATTAGCCAAGCTATTCTTTCTAATAGATTGTCGCTGTCAGAGACATCTACAACAAAATCCATAGGATTAAATAACTTAGATTCATTTACATGAATACCAAGCCAAGCATCATTAATTATCTGTTGTTGTTGCATTATTTATTAGAAAATCTATAACTTCTTTATTTCGTGGATCATCAATACATCCAATAAGTAAAGTAGCCATAGAGTTTACAGCCTTTTCCTCTTCTTCCCTTTTTTCCAGCCCCAGTAGTGACCAAACCCCATGTAATATTTCATGCAATAAAGTATCCCTCATTACTGATAAATGCGTCTCACAATATACTCTTATTACTCTTTTATCAGTGCAACAATCTCCATATGTGTCAGTATAATCAAATAATTCTTTTGGAAGAGGTTCAATAACAAACTCATGCCCCATAATAAATACCCTGCTAGGTAGTTCCATGTGCATTATTATTTTCCTTATGAAAAAGTTCATTGAGCCTTTTAAATAAACTATTACAGACTAAAAATGCATTGTTTTTATTTCCACAAAAAATAATTTTTGTATTATACCATATTTGAAATTCTAGTAAGCATTTAAGAAGATATTTACCAGTAACTTTAACTTGACTTCTAGAAGTTCTTGGCACCCGTGATCCTTCTGGATATTTTAATATATCATCAACATTGAATTCACAAATTATGAAAGAAAATGCATAATCTTTCATACGCTCTATTTCTGCATTAAATGCGCCCTTTTTTCTGCCTAGATTCATTGCTATTTCTGAAACACAAGCTTTACGCTCCACGCAAACTACATCTTCAAAACCTTCTAATGTATAATCTCCTGTATGTAATGTTTTAATCTCCATACCTATACAAGCATCGTATGGAGAAAAAAACCATCCATCCTGCTCTCTAGTATCTTTAATTACTTTATAGCTCGGTGGCATTACTTTTGAGGTTTCTTATTGTTGCTAAATTTTTATCTGAGTCAAATGCAAATGATAAAACACCAGACCTTCTCTGCGGCTTGAATTGATCATATAACTGATTATAGGTCGCTCCATCCATCGATACTGTAAGCAATCCACCAGCTTTAAGATTTTGAATTTGCTCTTGTGTGGTTAGTTGTTTTACAACAGGCTTTGGCGAAACTGAAA